AAGCATTGCACTTTTTAATTAATCATCTTCGGCCATTTGCTTAAAGAAGTCTAGGCTGTCATCAGATGACTCTTCGCTCCAAGGCGTCTCAGTTTCTTCAGCCTTCGGGGCGGCAGTCTGACGAGGTTCACTAAAAATATCCTCGTCGACTTCCTCAGCGGTAGATGACACCGCAGTAGCACCAAGTACTCGATTGAGCTTTGCCTGAAGTTCTGCAAATGACTTGAAGTTCTTCCGGTCGAGAAATTCCTGTAGGGAATACTGTGTACCCCAGATCCTCTCTAGCTCATCATCTTCGTCAAGAAGAGCAGACACAGAATCAAACTCGGACTTGTCATAGTTGCGGTAACCCTCAACATTCCGAATCTTCATCTTGAAGTTTGCACCTTCCCAGAAATCAAATGGATTGATTGCTGCCTCATCCTCAAACTCTGGATTCATGAGATCATTGATCTTGTCAAAGATCTTCTTGCCGAACTTGTAGAGGAATACCTTACCCTCGTTCTGAGGATTAGATGGATCCTTTACAACATAGATGTTTGAGATGTAGTTCAGACGACGCTTCTGCTTACGTGCCTGTTCCTTGCCAGCCTCATCACCACGATTCCAGAGCGTTGAGTTATATTCACCGACAGGATCCTTTTCATTAAGAGTTGTCAGTGAGTTCTCAATGTACCAGCCGCCTGGTCCCTGGAAACCATGAGAGAACATGCGAACCCAAGGAAGGTCCTCACCCTTAGGTGCCGGGAGGAAACGGATAACGGCATAACCATTACCAGCCTTGTCTACCTCAGGCTGCCAGAACCGAGTATCGGCTCCACCCTGGTTTCCACCAGACTGCATCTTATTGGTTTCTGTTACGATCTTGTCGTAAAGTGACTTGCGTGAGCGTTTAAGATCTGCGAAAGAAGTATTCATCATATGTCTCCGTATAAGTTTGTATATTGCTTGTCCACATAACCATCATATAGTAGTTTATTTATACCATAGCTGGGAGGAAAAGTAAATAGATTTCTTACCAAATTTTATCCTGTTGCACGGTTAATTCATCATAAGTTAAAATACCAAATTCAGATTTCTCCCTCTTTAAATAACTGATGTCGGTTTCTAGTTCTTTAACTCTTTCTCTGAGGTGGCGTAATTCGCCTTCGTATTTTTCTACTTCAAGATTCATGGATCATCTCCTTAATCATTTTACGATAATGAAATAAATCGTAGTTAAGAAATTTACGGTACTTCGAAATCAGTCTTTTCTTTTCCTCCCAAACTATATCATCTAGTTTAGCATCCCAGTATCGAGTAAACCTCAATATATCATCCATGATAATAACAGTCTCAATACTGACCTTCTTTTGAAGCCATAGCTTCAGTAGCAAAGGATGATTGCCATCCTCTACCAATAATAATTTATTAAAGTCAAGATCCCTATCCCGACAGTAATCAAACAAAAAATGTAACTCGTTACGAACAGTATAGCCAAGAGATTCCATGCGCTTTTTAAATTGAACATAATTATCCTCACTCTCCTGTGAAATCAGATTACCGATCCAATTATCACTGATGACAAAGTTACTGACAAAGAAATTTACCAATTCATCCTTGGTATACTTCTTTGAAAGCTTTCGGAAAAAGAACTTATCCCGTCTTTTTAAAAAAGACTCTACATTGGCACGAACCTTACCATTATATTTGAAGTAATCATAGTCACTGGTAAAGTGTTGTTTGAGTGCTAGATAAGTTTTGTAGGCATCAAAGCCTTCGGCTACATCGTACATATCATACCGGAAGTTTATTAATCTTTTCCTTCATCATATTGAGATCACTTGCTTCGGCGGCAATGGATTGTTTGATTTTGGAATTGAGTAGTTTAGCCGCCACCTCAATTTCCATGTCGTTCCGTTCACAATAATGGACAACTGCATCCATATAAGGAATTTTGAGCTTACAAGCCAATTCTTCAATAATCATAGAAAAGGAACTAGTATTTAACATTTATTTTTCCCATTTATAGAATATATGATCTTCAATTTTTGTCGTACGTGTTTTCGTTTTTGCCCATGCTGGTGATACGTAGTAAGCATGGTAGTGCGTCGCACCAGTCGTAATGTCAATCATCTGTTGGTTCATTAACATACGTGCTAGACGATAAATGGTGCGATACTTAGGTTCGTTATGTATTTTATCCGATTTACCATCACAATACCAGGAGAACTGGCAACGATTACGGATAGGTATCATTTCACCAGAACCAGACCATGATGCTCGATGTGGACCTTCCATCACCACATTACAGACAGTATCTGGGAAACGAGAATCTTTAACTCGGTTGAGTGTAACCTGGCCGACCGCAATCTGACCAGCAATAGACTGACTCCTTGCCTCATGATAAATGTTTAGAGCGAGACAGGAGACTTCCTGATTTGATGCGCTTGCTGTTCCGCTACCGCCAACCAACAATGCGCCTAAGAGCAATTTTGCGAGTGCTTGTTCCATAGTGTTATACTAACACGTAGCGGATTAAATGTAAACAAAAAAGTGGGGAGACTTTTGCCTCCCCACTTAGCATAAATTAAAACTTAAATTTAGTTTTAACACCGACAACCTTAGAGACTTCTGCAAAGTCCTTGTCGACGTTATATTCACCATATGGTGATACTGTCAATCTATCCATAACATCGAGATCATATTGAGCTTTAAAGCCGATATTTGTAATATCGCTTGCATCCCAATCCATGGTTGGCTTCGCTGCGAGAGAAAAGCCAGCCACACCGGCTTCGACACCAAATTCAGTCTGGGCCTTTTCTGTGTCAATGTTATATTCAGTGTCAGTTACAAATGCCAAATCAATCTTATCCATCATAGAAGGTGCTGGGGCTGGATCAGCAGCATATGCTGCGCTTGATAACCCTAGCACAGCTGCGAGGGTAACGATTGTCTTTGTCATTGAATTATTCCTTGGTTATTAAAAGAATGGGGAGCTGACCGTGGCTCCCCGCGTGCGTATTACGGCGCAACCCGAACTGACTCTCAGTCCTTTTTATTTATAAATGACTGAAGCTTTTCCGCCTGAGCAATAATCTCCTCAGGAGTGAACATCTTAGGAACATATTTCTCAATGTCCTTATAGAGTTCATGGTTAGTCTCCATGGCCTTATTGAGAGCATCCCAAGCCATGGTTGAAGATTGATCGTACTGACGGTCAAGAAGATCCTTGGCCATGTTCAGTAGATCAAAACGGATTTCATATGGGTTCTTAGCCATTAGTTAATACCTCCAAGTTTGATTTCATTACGAAGACGTGCAGCCTCAACAGCTAGACCTTCACGATCTAATGCTGCAGCCGCTTGGGCATAACCATGATTCAGAAGACCACGATTTAATTTTACGAGAAATTTCTTTGTGGATTCCCACAGACCTGTATCAAAGGTCAAAGTATTTACGATAAAAGCCATTTACGCCTCCTGTGTGTGTATGTGTGGTGGGTTATTCTGTTTCCAGGGAACCCACCGAAACCCAGAGTAATTATGCCGCTAGGGCGTAATCCTCATATGCAACATTATCGTTGGCATTTATAGTGTTTGATCTATAGGCGATCAACCCTGTGACTCCGATTTCCTAATAACTGCCAGTCGATCCTAGTTCGCCCCCATCAAAAGTAGACCCAGCTTGTCCTAGGGAAGCCTGACTCGAAGTCCTAGGATCTACTTTTGGTGGAGGCGTCGGGTACTGCCCCCGAGTCCTAACAGTGTTGAGTCCTCCTCAACGCCACAATCTATATATTAAATCCTCAATGTAAAAAAGTCAATAGATTTATTCAGATTTCAGTGTGGTAAGCACACCCCATGCAATTGCTGCCCAACAAATAAGATTCATTGGAATGATTGCTGAGAAGAAGAGCCCAACAACGCCAACAGCGATGAGAGCACCACCATCCCAGGATGTACGTTCCGCAATTCGATCTTTAATCCACTGTACCATTTTACTTTCCTTTCGGTTGTTAAAATAACCGTCTCGGATTAGAGGCGGTAATTTTATTTATAAAAGAAAGGGGGCCGAAGCCCCCTTCCCTTATGCCGCCTCGGCAAATTCGATTGCCTTTTCGAGGGCTACAATCTTCTTTTTACGGTTGGATCCGAACCAGGCCGACTGTAGCCGGGTGTCGTTAGACCGACCAAGTTCGTGGTCAGTCAGGTAGGTCACCGTATTGAAGGCCTGCCAGAAGGTGCCACGACCATATTCAGCACCGGGCTGAGTGTCGAGAACATCCATGGCGAGCTTGGTATTACGGGACATCTCCGAGTCACGCTTGTTAGCCGTGAAAGGAAACACCTCGTTGAAGTACTCGACAATGGAATCCTTGGTGTAGTTCTTCGTGGAGAGGAACTGAGCGGCTTCCTTGTAGGTGTCGAGCTTTTCCTTGGCAACACCAAGTGTCTCCTTGACGGCATCTGCATCGAACTCACTACGGTGGTTGATCTTGACCATGATGTCAGAAGCACCCTTCAGAGCCATTGTGATCGTATTGTTACAGACCACACGGACAGGAGTCATCATTACGGTGATGCTCATGCCATACTTGTGAGGGTTAGAGAACAGAAGGAAACACTCTGTAATGTCATCCTTGACGGTCTCGAACACCGCATCCTTGATCTTGGCAAGAGCCCAGGTACGGCGACCATCCTCGAGTGAACCAGCGGTATGCATCTCCATATCACCAGCCATCACGAAGTCGTTGAAGAACTCGAAGGCCTCGGCATTCTGAAGAGGATTCCAGTCATCACCAATGGTATCGAGGTAAGCACCATCCGAGGATCGAACCAGACCTTTCTTACCAGGGACAACCAGACCATCACCATAGGTCAGATCAACCTTGTTGACTTCCCAATCCAGACCAGCTGCCTGAAGCATCTGCTCAGGTGTGAGGTCGGCAGGAACCTTAGTACCAAGCCCATGCCACGGAACTTCACCTGCATAAGCCATTGTTTCAACCATGTGTGCCATCATCTATCTCCTTGTGTGGCGTTTCAATCAATCAATATGTTAATACTACACCAAACTCTGATTAAAGTAAACAACTTTTTTCAATAAAGTTATTTTTTATCCATTTCTGTTACATCAACAAACATTAAATGCTCATGCGTATCATATGCTTTCATATGTGCATCCCAAGGACTATCCGCTTCTACTATTACACTATCAGGGTAGTCGATACCAATCGCACCAATAGGTCTACCTTTTCTCCATGATACTTTATACGTTTTCATCGGTTAGCTTTCTTTCTAGCTTTCTAGAGACGCTGCTACTGCATCGTTAACCAGGTCCCGTCGAAGGTACCTGTAGATTGTACGGAAGGCTTCACCATGCGGCTTCTGCCACTTCCCCTTGAACCTCGGTATCCTATACGCATACCGATATTGAACATAGTGAGCCATTTCATGCGCCACTGTGACCATAAGGTGGTTCTCTGTGACCCCGCCACACTTGATCTTGCCTATGGTCTTATCTTCATTAAAGGCTTTATATTCAGTATGGAACTGGTTACCAATCTGCCAATACCCCAGATTGATGTCGATACCACTTTGACCACCTCGGCTCGGGCTATTCTTCCTCTTACGGATGGTAATGGGTATCCTATGTTGTGCACCTCTCGGAATGTCCAGCTCATATTCCTTCTTCATCAGAAGCTTCATACACTTCTTTGCATATGACTCTATGAGCCTCGCCTCTTCTGTGGTGATATTCTTATTCTTTAGGTGCATTGGAATCCCACATATGTGACATTATCAGAAGTATACACAGGCTTACCATATTTCTTTATGGAGAGCAATGCATCACGGTATCCCTCCTGGTAGCGGCTATCCGCTTCGTCTATGGCAAAGAGATATAGAGCTAAGTCTATATCAAACTGCTCTTCCATGATATCTGATACTGCGGCTATATAGCCATGGTGATAGTCTTTGGTTTTTTCCATATATCAGTTCCTAGCTGGGTTAGTAGCCGAGAAGAAAGCTTGGGGGCAACTGTTTTCTTGGTAGCGAGTTGTTAGCATAAGGATCTTATAACCCCCCTGCCCCTAGCCAATATATAACCGCACCCTCGCTAGGTCCGTGTCGGACTGATAGCGGTTGAATTCATTGAAAACATAGCTTCTTCAACTTTGTCTCGAGCCTCCTCGAGGCAGTCGAGGCTACCGGATTTGAATGTCACGGTAGTACCCTCACCGAAGTCCATATGATACGAACAGTTATGCTCTTTAGCAACCGCCGGTAACAGGTCCAAGTCGAAGTGTGGAAGGCCACTGAGATAGGCGGTAAATGTATAGGGCTTCATATTCATCTCCTTATCCATTACTTAGCACCGCGTACGAGGCGGGCGACATCAGAGTCCTTATAGTCACCATTGGAAGCCCAATTGCGAAATGCCGCACACTCGGTAAAGCCGGCTTCACACTTGGCAGCCATAGGGCACGTGTCACAGGGAATGTCACGCTTGTTCTCGGGGATGGGCAATACAAGTTCAGAGGCCTTGGAGTTACCCCAAGCCGCTTCCGATTCAAACCCAATAGAGAAGTAGTCATAAGCCATTTGATGTCTCCTTAATGACGAGAGATGTTAAACTCAACACTGGCGGGCATAGCCAAGGGACCATGCTCATCAATGCACCGATCAATGTACCGATCCACGGCATCAATACCGAAGCGGCGGCTCTCAACACGCTGACCACTCTCGTGGGTGGTGCGAACAATATACCAAGTCTGCGAATCCATGTTCATCTCCTTATCCATTATGTCTATACTACCATAAGAACCATATTATGTCAACCCCCCTCCAAAACTTTTTTTTAAACTTTTTTCGCACCTACGTGTTGACTTATTACTGATATGATGGTAGTATGTACATATGATGATTAATAAGGAGATAGGCATGACCAAGTTTGTGAATAAGAACTTCGACTATGATGGTATGTACCTCAAGTATGATGGTAAGTTCGTAGCTCGGTTCAAGTATGGTGGAATGGTGTCGTTCAAGAAGTTCCTTCGTGACAACTTCACCGTAGAAGAGTACTTCGACCTCCTCGAGAACCAGGATCTGCCTCCTCTGAAGGTACTCCAGACCAAGGGATACGTTGATCCCAAGATTGCAAAGATCCTCAAGATGCGTGGATATCCGATGACTCTCGAAGGTATGAACCAGATGATTGACGATGACATCGCTCGGAGGGCTGCATAATGGGAGCTTATGTTTACAAGGTGACCGCCAAGACGAAGATTCTGAAGGATGGCACCAAAGCCAATATCGCTGAATTTGCCTACAAGCCTTTCTATGGATGGGATGAGGAAACCGATGCTCGGAACCGTCGGATGCGGAAGCAGACAGCATGTCATATTGCCGACCGTTTTGTCCGTACCAGCAAGAACTTCACTGGTCGGGTAGTCCTCGAGGCGGACGGAGAAGATGCTCTCGAAGTGAATCGTGGCACTTTTACCGATGATTGGTTCGACAACCAACTTTGGAAACTGAAAAATGCGAGGGCAGCATAATGAAAAACCTACTGGTTCATATGGTCGTATCCGACACCTTTGATGGTGCCATCACCCTACCTATTATGATAGATGTCGAGGATGATGCCACCGAAAACGAAATCCACGAGCAAGCCTACCTTGCTTTCAAAGAATTGTGCATAGATGTAGACAACTATGAGGAGATAGAGTAATGGAATATGGTTATATACATGGTACTGAGGTTGATACCACTAATGGTTCACCCTATGATCGTGGTGCGGCAGACAGCTATTATGGTCGCGGCCGCCAACCTCACTATTGGCCTTCAGGCTCTTATCAGGGAACCAAGGTGCCTATGGAGATGATG